TCTTGAGAATAGTGTCCTCAAGATTGTTTTGAAAGTCTTTTACTGATGCGTTCTTATCCAGCGGTTCACCATCCACCACTACGTCAAGTATATTCGGCTTCAGTCCACGTCGAATCTTGTACTCCTTCTTTCCAACAGAGAACTCAAGCTCGACCATACAATCCTTCTGATTGATGGAGTTAACCAAAGATGGCTTATTAATATTGCGGTATGCTTTACCAAACAATGAGAACGTTAATGCATCAAGAAGGGTGCTTTTTCCAGAACCATTCTTACCGATGATTAGCGTGTTGTTATTTGTGTTAAGGTTATACTCTGTGAAGTTGTTTCCTGTGGAAAGGAAGTTCTTATAACGAAGGGTTTTAAATACAATCACGTTTCACTCCTATGATGAAATGGCTGTGTTAAATAACTCACGCATGAGGTTCTTCACCTCGTCTTTGTTATCATACTTGGTCTGATCAACATATTCATTCAATACCTGAATTGTGCTTTTGCTTTCAATGTGTTCAACTTCAACACCAGATGTGTCAGACACATCAGTATTGTCTATGATCTGCATATGCCACGGATTTGCAGATTCCAACTCCTGAATAAACTTGGTGTACTCATATTGATCATCAATTTTGTTGATAACCAACTTGATCGCCTTATTCTCATATTGTGCTACATCTACATCAATAGATCCATCATAGAAAATCTTATGAAACATTTTATGTGGATTGGCGACGAACTCAAGTTCATGAGTGTCGGTATCAAGGATATGAAAACCCCGCTCCTCATCACAATCAATCCACGTCTGCTCAAAAGGAGAACCCAGATACCAGATATTATCAGAATGTGACCGCTTATGGAAATGACCACTCAGCGTCATATCAAACTTACTGAACACCTTGCGATCCATCCCCTCTGTATTGAGTAACCCTCTAGCCATCTCAAACCCTTCAAGGTTTAGATGACCAAGACAAATCTTAGCAGAAGTCTTTTCGATCTTCTCCATCGTCATTTCATGATTGGAATCGTTGATCCACGGGACAAACAAAAGAGGATGTTCCACACCCGGATAGAAAATTTCTTCTGGGTTACTGTACCATTGAAATGCGCCATCATACCATTGCGTTGGTGTTTCAAACAAACAACTCATAGAGTTAATTTCATTCGTGTTTTTGAAAAATGTGTCGTGGTTGCCTATAATCACCTTTAAATCAAACTCAGTAGACAGAGTATTCATCAGTGACCTGAACCCTTTTAGCGTTTTGTAATTTATCCATTTCCTGCGGTCGGTGATATCTCCTAAGTGTATGATATTGCTGATGTTATTCGCTCTCAAATAAGGGATAAAAACGTCATACCAGAATTTATACTGATAATTTGCAAAAGTTTCACTATCGCCCCTGACCCCCGCATGAGTATCAGTTACAAGTGCAATTTTCATACTTTTTCTCCATCTTCTACAAACTTGAGTCCCTTTGACTCTTTTGGCTTCTTTGGCTTCTTCTGCTGACTTTTGATCTGCTTCTTCTTTTCCATCGACTCCTCATAGGCTCCGATGAATTCATTCATATTATCATACAGTTTAGTGAAACCAAGACTAGTTATGTTGCTCAGTTCGTCGTTGCTAACACTCTCAAGAAGCTGGTCATTTTCAAGCGACTTATATCTCACATAGAGTTGCTTTTTCTCCTTTTGGATACGTCGAAGAAACGCATAGTAGATAATCTGGGTAAAGTATGAAAACGGGTTCTTCGACTTTTCTGGATCGAAGTTGTTAATATACTGCACACAGTTTTCAATGCCATCAGAAATCATATCATCCCGAAAAGCATAATTAATAAAATTTGACTTGTAAGAGAGATGGCTTGCAATCTTCCAAAAGATTGTTCCAATCTCATCAGGTATCTGTGGTGAAGGATCACCATTTTCTTCGGCAGCGATTACACTTTCACGATAAGCTACCATGTGTTCAAGAAACTGCTTGTTATCCACATAATGTTCAGGTCTTTTTTTCTGCATCACATTATCCCTTCAATTCAACGTTATATGTTTTGACCTTAAACTTCTCTGATTTGTATATTGAGTAACGCTCTTGATAATGTTTTAAAGAGAAGTTTTTAGTCTTTCTACCGTTGCTTAAATCATCAACTATATCGTATAGGGTTGCCTCCTCATCATCTACTCGTCGCAATGCGCGACCAATGCTTTGCAATGTTCTCACCCTAGATTTTCCGGGGTGAGTAAAAACCACATTATGCAATCTCTTGATATTGATACCCTGTGAGTATACACCAGATGAAGCAATAATGATAGCGTTATTTTCCTTTTCTACCGTTGAACGCACATTTTCTCGTGCGCTTAACTCCGTTGCACCATGAACAAAAAAGCATTTTCTTTCTTCTTCTGTTGCGTCATTGATCATGCGATACAGCGGAACACCATGCTTTTCGACATAGTTGAATAGAACCAGCGTATTGCCCTTTAGGCTCAACACAAGATTCTTGATGAATTTGTTGCGAGCTTCACAGGAAACAAGATAATCAATCTCCTCCTGATACTTTATATCAGACGGAACTCTCTCTTGATGCTTCAACACGATAGCCTTGACCATAAAGTCAGCCAGCACCTTCTTTTCAATCAAGTCTTTAGTTTGTGTCACCTTTCGGACACTGCCTAATAATCCCTCAATCACCAGCTTGTTTGTTAGCGTACCATCCAATGTACCTGTGGTTCCAAATCGGTAGGGCGTGTCAGTCATCTTGGTCATGATGTTAGTTAGCGACTTTGCTTTCACACCATGACACTCATCCACAATCACCGTACCAAACTGTCCAAAGAATGCTTTAGGCATTTTGTATAGAGACTGCCATGTAGAAATGACAATTGGCTTGTCTGTTTCCTTTGATCGCCCCGACATAATTTCGTGTGTATATGTGTCAGAGTCAAAGCCATAGTCTGCAAAGTCTTTTTTCATCTGTGCAACAAGTGATGTGGATGGAACAATGATCAGATGCTTTCGATCATGCTTCTGCATGTACCATCGAATCAGAAGATAGATGATAAAACTCTTGCCTGAACCTGTTGGTGACAACAATAACATTCGTCGCTTGCGAACAGCAGAAACAAATGCTTCCATTTGGTAGTCTCTTGGTTCAAAGGGAATCCCTAGTGTAGAGATAAACTTTTCGGCTTCATTGACTGAGAAGTTCTCGTCTGCGTCTCCATCATAATTTAGTACATACCCTCGCTCCTGACAGAAGCGTCGAATATGATCAATTAATCCAACATAGATTGTGTGGTCTTTATAATTGAGTAGTCGAATCTTTCCGTCCCATGCACCCATCTTGTACGACGGATGAAACTTGGCAGACGGAACGTCAAACGTAAAATAGTCTGACATTTCACGGATGACATACGGCTCAGAACTGATCCATAGATACACATCATCTTTCTTGCTGACCACCACCGCTTCCATGTTAGCTTGCACCACCCAAGAACTTGCGCCACTCGATCGCATTCTTGATATGCTGTGATCGCCACTTGATGTTATCAACGATTGAAACAAGAAGTTGAACCTTCTCGTTTTGGTCTGCAATTTGTATCAAGTGTTTCACGACCATAGAGTCTCCATCAATATACTTTGGCACATCCGATTTAAGAATGCGAATATCCAACGGCTCCCATCCACGTTCATCAAGATCTTCTTGACTCATGCGACCACTGTAGTAATCCAGTTTATCGCGGTTCAGAATCTTGTGGGACTCTCTCATCTTTTGTAATTGCCGTCTCTCCTCGGTCAACAGTCTAACATATTTAGAGTGTAGATTTGGAATCTTCAGACTCTCCTCATCTAGAGCAACATCGTCAATTTTGCTGTCCTTGCTCCACATCTCATAAATATCATTAATATCGGTCATTTCAATAAGATGGTTCATAGTTAAATAAAATCTCCACTATTGTTCAAAATGAAACCCCGGAAACATCTCTGGAGTTACCCCATATTATAGCTCCCCAAAGGGTTTTGTCAAGACCTAAGTGGAAACTCTTTCGTAAGAATATGAAAGATATCTAAAACTTGCCGTCGCTTTGATGCCATCAACATCAGCGGAAGCAGAATCAAAGGCAACTTCACCAAGACTTATCGGGAAAAGATCCTTGAACAAGATTCTGTAGTTTGGTTGCATGTTGGAGTTCAATATACTGAGCGTAGCATCTGAATATATTTGATTTGCTTTTTGATCTTTATATTCATCATAGTTATTGGGAAAACCAATACCAGTAATCCAATCAAAAAGCTCCCTCCAGTTATTTAAATCTTCATCTACGATAAATGTGATTTCTAGTGGATCGAATGTCACATCGTTACCGGGAACCTGCGTGGGTTGCAATGGTGTTGGAAAGTTAACCTCACCCAAAGATAGACCCGGAAGAGCAGCAGAAGTTAGATACCACGTTGTATTTGGAAGATACTCGATTATAAATCGAAACCCAACAGGAGAAAGTAGATTGATATTGCTTGGTTGGTTGAATACTTTTTCTGGCATGACATACCTCCTTTGTATATTTAGGAGAAGCACAAAAAGAAATCGGGGAGTACCCCAAAAGGATACTCCCCGATATTCTTACGGTCCAGTTACGTTAAGTATTAGACACCGAAGAGGTTATTAACCACGATACCTCGGTAATACTTGTTGTTGATAATGTCTGTTCGTGTACCAGACGCAACTTGGAACCTTGGACGAGTGTCAGTCGCGAAAGGATTCGTTCCAACACCGTAGCGTGTCTTGAATCCGATCTTGGGCTGGAAGGTGTTCTCGCCAATCGCACGAACCATCTGGAGAGGAACGTATGGGCAGTAGAACATACCCGCATCAAATGGGCTAGTACCCTTATATCCAACAACGATAAAGTCTGAATCCTCGTGGACGTAGGGGTCAATATAGACCTTGATGCCAGCACCCATTGTACCAGCGAATGTTGATCCAGTGTCATCTACTGTAAGAGCAGCGGTTGGATCAAGGACACCAGCAGTAGCAAAGGCAGAAGCAACATCTGAGGAACAGATGATGAAGTTACCCTTACCTCGACGGGTCTGCTTGGCGATTGTGTTCGCCTCTGTCTCCACCTTGAAGACGAGGGACTTGAATCGCTCAACCATCCATCGACCGTCAAGACCACCACCGACACCAGCACCACCAGCGTTCGCGTAAGCACCACGCGCATCCACTGTACCAGCGAATGTTGAGGTAGCGTACACCGAGCGAACGATGTCGCGGTTGATTTCAGCGTTGATCTCTGTGGTGAGAATGTTGGCAAGCTCAGTCTCAGCGTCAAGACCATGAATCGCCTTGAGATCCTGAGCAAGCTCAACACTGTACTCAGCCTTGAGAGCGCGAGTACGAGCAGTAACCGAAGTCTTGTCGATCTTGAATGTCATGCTTGGAATAGCATTGCTATCAGCATCGCCAAACGCCTCGCCAGTCGCAGTCGTAGCACCAATTCCATTAAGGAGATCAGCATTGTTAACAACGGCACGAAGGAATGTGTTAGCACCATTCGAGTCGGAGGTTAGACCACCACCGGGACCACCAGCAGCAGAGAAGGCAGCGTTCGCTTCGTTAACGAAAGCATTTGCACTAATGTCATTTCCACCGTTGTCTGTACCAAGCTGTGGTCGTAGAGCAAAGATTAGACCAGTTGGTCCACTCATGGGCTGAACACCCATGATATCGAACGCGATCAAGTTTGGCGCGGTTCGACGGACAAGACTGATAAGGACCGGATCAAAGTTTGAAACGTCCGCAGTTGATGTTTCAGGAGCCGCCTCACCGAGAAGTGACGCTGATCCTGTACCGTGCATTGATGCCTGCTCGCGGAGACTAGTCTCCTGAGCCTCAAGCATGTGAGCGGTGACTACCTTGCGATAATGTTCCTTGATCGGGGGTAGGTCCGAGTGATCAAGTACGGGTTGCCACTTGTTGATTAGTTCTTCATTCAACATTTGTGTGTTCTCCTTAAAAAGTGTTTTGTCAAACTTACTTAATTTGACTTTATCCTAACTCTTATTTATAATCTATTAGTTCTCAACAATCGTTCGACTCATTACATCAACATAAGCAGCCATCTGTGGTGACGCAGGAGCCTCTTCTTCCTGAAGACCTTCTTCTAGGATTTCGGCAGCTTCGTCGATTACCACAGACTTGCTCGCGGTGCGTCCAGAAAAGTAGCTTTCCTTGACAACGTTTAGAGCGTCCTTATACTGATCAACATCTTCAAAGATGATTCCCTCAGAGAGTCCCTTCAGCTTTTCAGCCTCCATGACTGTTAGTCCCTCAGAAACCTCAATGATTACATCATCTTTTTCGTATGTTTGAACAACAGAGGAAAGTGAAATGTTGGCTTCAATCGCCTCATTCAGCTTACCCTCAAGCTCACCAACACGATCGGCGAGTGAGTCAACAACGTCAACCCTCTCCTCTGGAATGTCAATGTAGTGATCTTCAAAGAGTTGCTTGAGTCCACCAATGAACTCCTCTGTGATCTCTGTCTTGATTCCATGCTCGATCGCTAGTTCGTTATCACTGACCCACTGCTCAACAACATAGCTTAGGTAGTTGTCAACCTTATCGGTGAGTGATTCGTTAATTTCCTGTGTCGCCTCGTTGAGTCGAGCATTGAAAGTCTCTTCAATAGTATCAAGCTCAGAGTTGATCTTGGAAATAACAGCAGCCTCAAAGACAGTCTTGACCTGAGTCTTGAACTCCTCTGAAAGATCCTCTGAATCCTGACCGAAGATAGCGACAAGATCCTCAGAAATGTCTAGATCCTCGGCAGTGATTGGATCACGCTGTGTAATAACTGGAGCGACAAGATCCTCTTCCTCGTCTTCGCCAGAGGACTCACCTAGAAGCGTGTCCATGAGTTTGGCGTAAGCACCAGAGAGTTTATCTTGATCTGTACCCTTGAGAGTTTCAAAGATGTGACGGATCATTTCCTGTTTTGTCTCAGGAACAAAGGACTCTTCCATAT